GTTTTGCGAGTGTTTGTTTTACTTTGTTGCTAGCTTTATCTGTGATAGCTATCATTTTATTTCATAGCACTTTGTGCCATTTGCTGTACAACTTGTTGACTTTGTGATTGGTCTGGGTTTGCTGGTTGAGTGTTGTCCATACCGACAAAAACTACCTTATCACCTTGAATATTTTTAACTAATGTATTCAACGGAGGTTTTTGTATCATGTCATATACATCAGTGATATCCAAGTTGATGTCATTTTTTGCAAAGTAATTTAATAGATCGTCTTTGGTAAAATTGTTAGCATCAACATGGCCATTGTCAATTTCATTTTTTAGTTGACCCACGATAGCTGCAAATCTTACAACATCTGGGTCCTCTAATTCAAATAGAAACATATTATCTCTTGGCTCTACCTACGCCAGTACCAATTGGTTCTTCGGGAACTTCTGGCATATCCATCTCGTCACCCATGTCAGCTTCTGCATCTAAGCCAGCGTCTAATCCGGCATCCATACCAGCTTCGGCACCTAAATCTGCGCCTGCATCAAATGCTGCTGCACCTTCTTGACCGGTCATGCTATTCAATGCACCTTTTAATGCAGTTGAAACTTCTTTTAATGCACCAGACAATGTATCTAATTGCGCTGAAACAGCATCATTGTATGATTGACTTTCAGTAACACCAATTTCACTTTCAATGCTTGATACTAGTGCAGGTAATTCTTTAACTTGCATTTGTCCAACATCTTCAAGCATCTTTTGTACTTGATCTACCATGTCTTGTGCTGCTAGTACAACTTGTGACTTCTCAACTTCTTCGTTTTCAAATACGATTCTTGACTCAGGTTGTGAGCGTAGGTCAGCATAATGACTTGCAAGTGCTTGCTCCATGAATACCAACTTCATGTATGAAGCTGATTGACCAGTATGGTAGTCAGTAGACTGCTTTGATTCAGTCATCAAACCGCGCACTTTTTGAAGCATGGTTCGTGTAGATGACATACTCATATTATCTACATTGAACGGCATTTCATACTGTTCTTGTAATACTCTAGTAGAGTAAGCACGGCGATTGTTGTTTAATTCAGTTAGTTTCATATTTGTATTCCATAGAAATATATAATATATTTATCTTTTCTTTCTTGATTATGCGGATTTAAGATTGAACCGTTTATTCTGCCAAATCCTAGCACTCTCTACATATGCGGTTAATTCTTCAGATAGCATTCTATGCTGCATCTTTTCTTCACCTAGTTTGGCTAGATACATTAGTTTATCATCCATTTTCTTAGTATTTTTAGCTAAACGTTGATGAACTAATATAGATGTGTCTAAACTAGCTAGTTTTTTGTCTAGATCAAAAATTCTATTGGATTCGTATATATTATTTTTTTTATCATACGTGCACCAGGTTACTGCATTTTTTAAAACATAAAATATCTTATTTCCTGCAATTTTATCCATTTGTATAACGTATGTATCATTAACTTTTTGTATGTTATACTTGTTAAATAAATGGTACGAACCGTCTGAATTTTGAATTACAGACAAGTCTCCTAAAGTATCTAGTACTTCTTTACTAATTTTCTTAGTTAGTTTGTTAAACAGTTTATTGTTAATCATTTTCTAATACTTTAAAATATATGTTCCTCAACTCGTCACTAGTGTCTAAAAATGAAGGTAGTTGATCCCATTCAGTACGACACTTAATCATGGGAACCTGATTGCAATCACGATACAATGCTCCTAATTCTATTATTCCGTCAAAAAATACGCTGGGGTGTTGAACAGCAAAGTCAAAAGACCAACAAGGATAGGTAGAATTGTCTATTTGCTCAAACAAAAACCCAAATTCAGTAAATTCATCAAACCGTATTTCTATCTTTTCGGGGCTACGAACAACTTCAGGTTGACTACGTAATGAAATTGCTTGTTGTATAGTGTCAAAATTACACTGTGTATTGCGTTTAAATAACCAGTCGGTCATATCTTGATCCACTACAGGACGATGACGATTTAATACATTGGTCTGTGTAATATCAAATAATGTATAGCAACTGATTATGTAACTCATACTACTATTTAATAGAGGTAAAAAAACCCTAGAAAATCTAGGGTTCTTTTATACAGATATTGATTAACCTGTGAATGTAGCTGTAGCTGTAGTAACAGTTGTGTTAGCAACTCCACCAGCTGTCAATTCAGCAACGATAGCTGCGTTCAATGTAGTAGTTGTCCAAGCGCCTGTTGGATACACAGCCATAGCCAATGTATCAGGACCTGCAGTTGTAAACTCATAGATGTAAACTGTAGCTAATTGTTGTGTAGCTTGGATGATCAAGCTAACTTGAGTACCAGTCAATGCACTTGATCCACTAGCTGTAACTGTGAAGAAGTCTAGCTTAGGACCTTGAGGTTGAACTGTGCTAGCTGAACTAACTGCGTTTGCACCACTGTTTGTGTATGCAAATGCATCCATGTTTAATACTGGTAGAAAGTCGCCATTTGATTTTGTAAATTGTGCCATTTTGAAATGCCTTTTAATAAGTTGAAGCCTACTGCCTCATACATATATTTATCATTTGTTTCAAAAAAGTCGGTTTTGGGCTAGCGTCCGGCTAGATTTTGACGGCTGAATCCCATTCTATCTACAAATTTCAAGCCGTTGGATACAAAGCCCTCGTGAGTTTCAGTGCCATCGTCTAGTTGCCCTGTAACAGGACTAGATTCCGCTGCTTTGTTAAGTTGGTCTACTATAGACATTTTTAATTTGTACATCTCTACCCAAATAGTAAATGCACCCACTAATGCTTCTTGATTGTTCTGTAGATACTCTGTTATCTTAGATTTCATCTTATCTGTCATGGGTCTAGATTCTACGTATGCCATAAATCCATTGAGTAGATTATTCAAATCACCTGCTACGATTTTCTTATTGATATATGTAGTAAACAATTGATTGAACGTATTACGTGCTTGTGGAGCATTGTTCATCATTTGGTCTACTAGTGCACCATATTTATTAATAGAATTTTGAACACTTTTAACTAAAGCAGAGTCTATTTTCATCTTGGGTGTAATTGGCATTGCACTAGGAACAATAGCTACATTGCTGTCGTTCTTTAGTGTACCTATGCTTCCGTCTAGTGATGAGGCATCATCAGTTGTCATAGCGTTAGGTGCTAGATACTGATGTACTGCAATACCTGCTTGCTTACCCGTCATTAGCTTACCTAGTTCACTGTTAGCAACAACTTTGTATGTGATACCTTTAGGGTTTGCTTTAAAAACATATAACCCGTTTTGCTCTTTAAGTGGTTGACTGAACAATAGGTCTCCCCAGTAATAACCCTTAGCGCCACTAGACGCTTTTGTTAGTCCCGGCCAGATTGCTGCAATTAAACTGTGAAGCTGTGAACGGTCTACACCTCTAGCCAAATCATATTGCTTAAATTCTTCCGGGCTGTATACTGCTCGTCCTGAACCGTCTTTCTTGTTGAACATGTGCTTGTCCATAATAGAAAACTTACCACGACTATTTCGTCCAAATATTAATGCAGGATATCCGTCCCATTTAATAGTAACCGTCTTGGGATTCTTTACGGTAGCAACACTTGCTTGCAATGCTCTGTTAGCACCTTCACTACCTCCCAAAAAGATTAAATCTTCCGGGTGATCTAAGTGTCCCTTATCTTCTACAATAGAAGCTATCTTATCTACTTTGTCTCTAAGTATAGCAAGTGATTCAGTTAATTTCATTTTATGTTTTCTTGACAGGTTATATTATAATGACGCTCTTAAACTACTATAAGCCCTTTTATCAAGTTTAGCAAGTTGAGCCATCATCTCTTTGATTTTAGCAGAAAGATCAGTAGCATCCATTGTAGGATTAGCTGCTGTAGGATTAGCTGCTGTAGGATTAGCTGCCGAGTTAGCTGCCGGATTTGATTGTCCGCCCCTTTGCTTGTCACTCAATATTGAATATCCTAAATTAGCTAATTTAGCTAATGCATCCTTATTATTTGGATATGAGGCTTGCGCTTGATCTACATATGATTTTAATAGCGATTGGTCATTTGCATCAGTTATTGGTGTTTTTAAATATTGAGTAAACCAACTGGTTAGGTATTGACTTATTGATTGTTTGGTTGGAACATCTTCATCAACATTAATTATACTTTCAAGTATTTGATTTAACTTATCAAATTTTTTGTTTTCTCTTGTACCTGCGGGGGCAGTTGGATTTCTACCTGACCTCCAAACTGCTGGTTTTACTGGTGGTTTGGGTGTCATCCCTGCTAGTGCTGTTTGTGCTGCTACTGTTTGTTTTTGTTGTCTAATATTTCCAGCTTGTATTTCACCTTGATTAGCTGGTAATTTGCTAAAGGGCGTGGCAGTTTTATCAACATTCTGTTGTGCAGCTGTTTGTAATCTTATTTGCTTTTGTTCTGGTGTCTCACCTGCAGGCGCTATTGGAGTCGCTGCGGCAGGCGCTATTGGTGCAGTTGAAGTAGTCGCGGCAGGAATGTTTGCTTTAGGATTAGGATCAATCCTTCCACTTTTGATTGCATTGGTTAAGTCAAGTGATGCTTTAGCTAGAAAAGTATTTATAAATTCTTTGTTAGCCATTTTAGCAATAGTTGCCCCGTTATTCTGTTGACGATAGTTATCTAGTTTAGAATATGCAAAATCTCCGAGTATTCCCTCATCTAGCTGGCTACTAGTTTGTTTCAATTCATTCAGTTTCACGATTTTTCCTTAAAGATTTAGCAAATCTTGTCTGATCCTTGCTCTTAATCGCACTTAGTAGCTTTCGCTCTAATATATGTGCTTGCTCCTCAGGATAGTGCTTATTAATTAACTCAAGCAAATTAATTGCACTGGTTATTATATTATGGGCTCTACTTTCAATAACGTGAGTAGTATCACGATTATTTCCAAGTTCTTCTAATTCCTGCAGTAGGGATCGGGTTTGTTTTTGCATATAATTATCCTACTTGTATTTATGCGATTATAGAATAATTATTTCTTTAAGGAATTCAATAATGACTTCAATTTTGAACCCTGTGCGTCTGCGTGAACTGTCCTAGACAATGGTTCTAATGTTATTTCTCCGGTACTATTATCCACAGAATAATCAGTAACAGTAGCGTGTGGTTTTAATGTACTCATAATGTCATTTGCACTTGGTTTAGGAGTATAACTTTGCTCCCCATCTATTCCGGGGTCACTGATACGCATAGTTTCAACATCGTATTCTAAGTCAATCTTCATGCCTACACCAGTTGAACTACGTGACTTCATACATTGAATCTGATACTTACCACGCTCACGCATACTGCGACTTGTGAAGATACCAAACACATTGTCTGCTGTGTTAATCTTACTGATACCACCTGCAATATGACTGTGGTCAAATTCAATTTCATCAACCGCACTACGATTCAATTGACTTGCTGTTACCAATAGTATATTAAGTTCTTTACTTAAGTTACGCAATTCTTCTGCCACATACTTGTCTTTAATAAACTGATCGTTTGGATTGACCTTGACCGATACTGGCATAACTAAATCCAAGTAATCGACCATAACAAAGTCAATTTTAATACCAGTTTGAATCTGTACCTCTTTCAAGTATGCACGAATATCATTGACATTACTCTGGGCAGGTAAACCCTTAACACGATACTTACCAGCCTTTTTACCTGCCATCTTAACTCTAAGTTCTGTAGTATCAATGTCTTTGCGAATTGCTTTTGTACCCATCATAGTCAACATAGCATCTGTACGCAATGAAGTTAAT